GACTCTTGCGAGTCGAGGATCCTGGGGTTGACCGAAACGATCAACCTTGCTTCCTTTTGGACCACAGTAGAGACTTTATACTCTCTACTGTAATCTTATACTTTCAAACTTTATAAGGTTTAAAAGGATTCGGTATTAATGAGGAGTAATCCTCTAGATACCAGTTATTCCGTCTCCAGTCTAACTAACCTACTACAAATAGGCTAGAGCGACCAGGTCGGGAGGTTTAGAGCGACCAGTCTATCTGGCGTCCTGATTTATCAGAACCGCGCAAATATTATTAATCAACTACAAAACCATGAAAAAAGGAACAAATATAAAATTTATTTCCCTAATCAAGGACATTAGTTTGGGTACTAATATGATAAGCCTCAACAATTCGTTTGAATTGTCCTCGGTTTTAAGACTTATTGCTTTTAGAATTCTAAATGCAATAGGAATTAAATCGGGGGGTTATGCTACTAGACTTAACTTCATGTACAAATTTGCTCGTTATCTCTTCTATTTGAGAAAGAATAACGGAGCTGAATTTGTTGTTGCGTTTCTTAAAGCTGGTCAATTGGCAATCTCCAAGAAGGTAGCTCACTCGCCGGTAAAGAGTCTTCGGGACATTAATCCTGATTTCCCTTTACCCCGGCTTGTGAACGGACTCCCTTCGATAATCCCGATCTCAGATCGAAGATTAATAACTCGAAGTGGTTATTCCGTTATTCGGTTTTGGTTAACTATGTTTTCAGTCTATAGAATTATTTCTATACCTGGTAAACTTAAGTTAAATACCATTACCGATCCTTTCTCTGGAGACCTTAGTTTTCTATCTAAAGCTGAATCTTTATTCCGGTCAGATGCAAAAAGATGAATTTCTCAATCTTTTTCCATCCCCGTTTTTAAATCTTCAAGCCTGAAGATGCTCTCTAAGGCTTCTCCCTCTCATAAGAAGTCCTGAAAGGGATATTATGCTGACATTCACCACATGCCTGAAGTTTTGTATCAAGATTTGATTACATTTCTTACAGCTAGTGGTCAATCGCGTATTCTCAATTATATATGTTATATTAGAGAAATTACGCCTACTCTCCTCCGATATTGTTCCTTAAGGCATTCTATAAAGCCTTTTGTACTAAATTGTGAAGCAGAGTATGCCGGCCAATATCCTTTCGGTCAACTTTCTTTGAAAGATGAAGCTGCTGGTAAGGTTCGGGTCTTTGCCATGGTCGACTATTGAACTCAGATATCGTTAAGAGGATTGCATTATTATATTTTTGATATTTTAAAGCAACTTCCTAATGACGGTACCTTTGATCAAGGAGCTTCCGTACGACGTGCATCTGAAAAGAGTAAGATAGCGAGATGTAGTTTTGGATATGATTTATCCGCTGCTACTGATCGCTTACCCTTATCTCTCCAGGTTGCTGTGTTGGCTTCATTATTTAATGATGAATTAGCTAACTCATGAGCTGATCTCCTAGTGCGTCACCGGTTCTATTGATTAGAACAAAGAGACACATCTAAGGGTCAGAACACCGTCATTGGAGCTGAATTCATGAAATATGAAGTCGGTCAACCCATGGGGGCACTTAGTTCTTGGGCGATGTTAGCACTTACGCACCATCTGATAGTTCAGTTTGCCTGACGTTTAGCGTATCCAATTAAGGATCATACTAAATGATATGACAATTATGAGCTATTAGGGGATGATATCGTCCTGTTTGATAAACAGGTCGGTATGAAATACTTAGAATTGATGGACTCATTTGGAGTTCCTATAAATCTAAGTAAATCGGTAGTAGCTAATAACGCAACGGTTGAATTCGCTAAAGTAGTTATGCATAACGGAGTAGATGTCTCTGCTCTGTCATGAAAACTATTCCTTAGTGAATCTCGTTCTTTAATGGGCCGAGCTAACATTGTAGAGTTTCTCCTTAGAAAAGGATTAGGTCTCAATGATTTCTCGAACTACCTAAAGAAGAACCTCCGTGAGTCTAAATACTCTGTCGGGTCTCTTAATCCTGGTTTGTTGGCTTTGATGACAATGCTGTCTAACAAAGGAGTTTTCTCCCTTGATTGACTTATGGCATTGCTATCTAATCCAAGAACCCCCCTTCAATCGTGATATGAGGCTATTGTTATTTCCCTCCAATTAGATGTATTGTATACTACATTACAATCTTATTGGGTGAGAAAGGTACGCGAATTTGCGTTACCTGCTAAACAAGCCCGTATCTGAAGTAAAAAGGGGGTTTGAGTGTTAATGACCTTAATGGGTAAGGTTGTTATGCTCAAACAGAAGAAGATTCCTTCCACAATTGAATTCGGTGCTGACTATTCTGATGTTAACTCTATATCCGAGAGATCATTGGTAATGTTATTACCATCGTTCTCTCTCTTTCCAGACCATCTCAAAAGAGATCTATTTGATTTCTTTACGATGGGGATGTTAACGGAAGAGATCAACAGGAAATTGCAGGAATGGGACGAGGTTGATCCCCGCTCCTTCAAGACTACTGACGATGCAATAAAAGCGATAACCCTTTATGAGGATATCGAGTCTCATTACACCTCACACTTCTCAGATGAGCTCTATTTCTTAAAATCAAATCGGAAAGTATTATATACTCTCGAAGAGATTTTTGAGAAAGAAAATCTTATCTTTGAATCCAATCATGAGCTTCCAGACTCTCTTAAAAGCAAGTATTTACTTAATACTGCTGAAAATCGGGTTCGGAAACTTAAGTTTGGACGTGAATCACCATTACGGATATTAGGATACCTTGTTGATTTATCAAAAAGGGTTCCTCCTTTCGTAAGAGACTCCTCAAAGACATGATAGTCAAGACTATTAGAACCAG